CCCTTGATATGTCTTACTATAAATTTCGGCTTGGCCCCCTGCGACTGCCTGAATTTTTGCAAAAATCTGTTGCTTTGTAGCGTTATCGTCTAATTCAATTCCGTATTGTTTGAGTACGCGCGCGTTACCCATATAAGCCATTTGAAGTAATCTTTGCGCGTCGCCTATTCCTATATCTTGCAATCTTGCGAAGTCTGCGGCTAGGGCCATTTCCTTTTTGCTTGCGGTTACGTCCTTAGTTACTTTAAGGCTTTTTGCCATAGCAATAGCCGTTTCTTCATCGTCAAAACCTAATTGAATATAAGATTTGCTTAGTTTATCTACTTCGGCCCGAAGTTGTTTTTGACTTAATGCGTTTTTATTGATAACTTGCGTATAAGAATCTTTAACTTCCGCCGTTCCTTTTACTTGAAGTGCTTGTATCTTTAAGGCGACTATATTTTTTTCTATTTCCTGCGCTTCTCCGGATTCGCCTTTTCCGGTTAATTTTAACATCTGTAGTTGTTGCTGTTTTGCGTCGAGCTGATTTCCTAGCGCTGTAGTTTGATCTTTTAATGCTTTTGTATTTCCGGCCGTAACGATAGTCGTATACTTCATATCTTCGGCTGTGTTCTTCAATAAGGCGTCAACTCTTGCCATTTCTACTTCTGCGTTGGCGGCCGCGTCGATTGAAGTCTTTGTAAATAATGCTACGACACCGACGGCCGCTAGTGCCGCAAGCCCTATCTTTTTGTAGTTGTCTTCGATCTTATCTGTGACGCTACCGATATGATCCCCGAAGACCGTCATTTCGTTTTTAGCCGAAGTTAATCCGTTCTTAAAATCCGATAAATCGGCCTGAAATTTTGCTACTATCGAACCTATATTCATATCTACTTTTATTGTACCCTAAATTGCTTACTTCCGCCTAATTTTTGTTTAAGGCGTGATAAAGCGGCGTGATCGGGTTCTTCATCGCCTAGTTCCATTTCTTCGTCTATGCGTGATTCTAATTCTCTTACTAATGCTTTCGGGTTATCCGACCACGGGTTCGAACTGATAGCCAAAGACATAAGATTATTTTGTGTAATCCTATTTCTTATTCTCCTACTTAATTCGATCGCTTCGTCTGGGTAAACATAATCTAAAATATAATCTTTCGTCCACCCGTACTCACTAGCCAATAAATCTATTACGTTTATAAGCCAGTTTTCGCTACTTTTTCTTCTACCGGTTTTTCTGCTACGGTCGCGGTCGCTTCTTTTACTCCCTTGAACGCCGCGACTACCGCGTTTTTTACCGCTAAAAAATCGTTCAACTCAAAGATCGTTTGAAAAACAATAGCCGCTTCCGCTAATCCGTATTCGTCCATTAACTTTTCTTCCGGAACGTCTGACGCTATCGAAAGAACTTTTACCATTTGCGGAAATGCTTTAGAAATTAACCGGGGAAGATTCGAAATAAATTTATTCTTGTCCTCTAAATCTGCGCCCGCGATTTCTGCTTTTACGTCTTCTGGAAGATTACCTATTACTTCCAAAAACGCCGCGTACTTTCTAAGCGCCATTTTTTTGACAATGTATTTATCTTTTCCTAATGTGATCTCTTTTTGTGTTTCCATATATTGACGGGTCTATTTGACCTCGATTGTCAATAATGTTATGCCGTACTGTCGCCTATAAATCCTAGACGATTTCCGTCGGCTTTGGCTTCATCGAGCAAAGCGTGGAATACGACTTCGGCCATTCTTTCGCCGTCCGCCGCATACTTCCATTCGATACCCTCTGAAACAACCGCTTTATGTAAGACAACATCTTCCGAAAGATCGGAAGACTCATTTGCTAACGGGTGAAGTACCAATTCTTTCGCTACGGTTGACATTCTTAACCCTGCGTCTTTACCTATTGTCACCCTATCCCCTGTTACATCTGTTCCCGCGGGGATTGCAATTTCCATATTTGCGATTGTGTTTTCGGCTAAAGGAACAGTCACTTTAAGACTTTCGCCCAAAAGGACTTTTTCGGCTACGGTGTTACCGTATTTATCAACCTGAATGTCGTGATACTCTGCTTCATAAGAAACAGTTACGCCGCCCTTAGTGTGTCCCACGTCAACGCTGTTGAATTTGACGCTACACGGCCCCAACTTAACATTATCTATATCGGCCATACCTCTTTATTCACCCCCTTTCTTACTTACTAATTCGGTGGGTTTGATTCCACCTTCACTTAATAATATACCTTTTGCTGATTTGATTTCAATGTCGTTGATTGTTCCACATTCGCATTTTATAGACAATCTACCCGCGAAAATATACTCCAATGCTAGAAGTTTACGGCAACAAGAACATCTGAATTCTCGATAAGGTTTCCCGTTTTTTGTAATCATCTTTTTATTTTACAATGAAAATTAACGCTGAATTCATCGCGATTCTTTTTGTCCCTGCCAATATGTCCCGGCTCGCCCATTAAGAAAATATAATAATAATAGGTACTGCCAATCGTTGAATTCATTTTTTGATGTAATTCGTCTACAATAGATTGCATTAAGTTGTGGGCCGTAGCGTAATCTGTCGACCTAACCAGAATTTGAAATGTAGGATCGCCGGTCGGTAAATCGTGATCTGGTTCCGCGCCCCCTGTATCAAAAATTCCCACAACATCGTCGGGACTATCCGGAAGAAAACTCTTAAAAAGATTCGTTCCCAAAGTTAATCCCGCGACTTTTGCAACTATAAAATTTGCTATATCGTCAATTATCATAATAAGGCCCCCATTTCCTTACCAAAAATATCTAGCCATTTCGATAGATTATGCTTCAATGGGTCTTCTAAATACTTTCCCTTTCTTCCGCCCTGAAAATTATATTCCGGGTGTTCGTGTAATCGGGCCGCGTAAGGCGTATGATACCCGACTTCAACTTCATTGTCCCCCGGAACAACAGAACCGGACGATTGCAAAGTTCCTTCATCGTGCGGGACTTCCGCGCTTGATAAATTAAGCAAAGTGTCGCCCATTTCTTCTAAGGCTTGCATACTGATATTATCGACCTTACTGGCGATTTCGTCTATCAATTTTGTAAATCCCGTTGAATCAATTTTTACCGAAAATGATTTTGCCATAATTAAACGTATACTTCTAAATAAATCTTCAAAAATCTTACTGATACCCCGTCTTTTGGGTGATCTATTTTCATTACTTTATAATTATTTCCGCCAAAAACGACTTTGCTTCCTATGCTGATTGTTGTATCTGCGGGCAAGTGCGCCAATGCGTCGACTGTAATAAGTTCGCCTTTTGCATTTCTAAGGGTTTGAGTAGCTTCGACAAAACGTCCGCTTACTGCCGTTCCTATTCCCCAAGATTCCCGGCCGTACCCGTCAAGTGTGGTTTTATTGTAAATTGTTAGTGCGTCGTTGAAAAAATGTTTCATAGGTTCGTCGGATTCTCGGCTATCAATTCGCCCACCCTGTTAATAAAACCTGACAAGAATTGTCGGGCTTTAGGCGCAATCAAAGCCGCTAAACCGGTCGAACCTTCACCGCGATTGTAGCTGTAATCGTCGATCGATTCGGACTGAAAATCCGCCCCGCCCTTGAAGAACGAATCGCCCTTTTCGATAATGTATTCCACTTGTGCGGCGGTCGCGCGCTTAATCGCTTCCGGAATACGTCGATAATAAACGCTGTCCCAATGAAAAATATCTTTTAAGCGCGGGAATAATCCTAATTGCGAAATAACATAAACGGAAGTCGTATCAATAGCAAGGGGAAAAACGTCGGCAACTGTGATAGTTTGGGTAGCCTTATCATATCCGGATATTCTTCGGCGTTGCCCTGCGTTTGTTCCGGCGACAATTTCAACTTCACAACCCGTAAAATACCCATTGTCGAAATTAAAATAAGAATCTCCGGAAGTATCAATTATCGTATTCGTGGTTCCGCCTGTTGCGACACCTTTGTATATTCCCGCAATAAACTTAGTAGCCCTTCTGACAAAAGCGTCAATAATTTCTTCTGCTTGGGAAATAACATCGTCGGCTTCGGCGGTGTCTTGAATGGTTATATTGGCGAATTGTTTTAATTCGTCTTGACTTAAATAACCCCTTCTGCTTGTTGGTAGATTTGAACTTATACCCATATTTTTAATCCTTTATATGAATTCTATTCTATAAATTTAGTATACCACATTTTGAAGTGTCAATAGTGTTTATGCCAGTTTTTAGTTTCCTTAGTTTTCCAATCCGGCTTACTTTCGCTTGACATTGTTTTAGGATCGGGAATATACCATTTGCCCGTACCGACTACCCTACAATGGCGTTCTGCGCTTGAACTATTTTTACCGGTTGTTTTTGCGTGTCTGTGTGAATTACTGGCCGCTTTTCCCGTAGTCTTCAATTCTCTTTCGGACGTTGTGGTATCTATGCCGTGAACCTTTGCGGATCGTTGGCTGTTTGAATCAATCGATCCGGCCGTTTTTACTGACCTTTGAGAAGAAGACGTTTTTTTACCTATAACCTTTAAGACACGTTCGCTTGTCGCTGTATCAAGCCCCAATGTCTTAGCTGACCTTTGAGAAGAAGACGCGGCTTTTCCTATTGTCTTCGCGGATTTTTGGCTTGAAGTTGTCGCTACTCCGCGAGTTTTTGCCGATCGTTGGGCCGTAGAACTGCTTTTCCCGGTCGTCTTTGCCGATACCTCGCTAGAAGCGCTAGATTGCCCCTGTACCTTGACTTGCCTTTCCGACTGTGTAAGTTGTTGTCCTAGCGTCTTTACTGCCCTTTGGCTTGATCCTGTTGATTTCCCTTGTGTCTTTACGGATCGTTCCGACGCGGAAACAGCATTTGCCACCAATTTAGCGTTGCGTTCTGAATTAGAAATAGCTTTTCCCGTAGTCTTTACGCTTCTTTGTGAAGAATCTGTCGCAATACCGGAAGTCTTAACTGAACGTTCAGAATTGACTATAATTTTTCCCAATAATTTAGCGTTGCGTTCTGCGCTTGCCGTATCAACGCCCGTGACTTTTGCTGATCGCTGACTGGATCGGACGTTTGTTCCTGTGGTTTTGGCCGATCGTTGGGAATTAGAAGTATCTTTTCCTGTTACCCTAGAAGACCTTTCCGCCGTAGCTGAATCTTTACCTATTGTTTTTACATTTCTTTCGGAATTGGCCGCGCTTTTTCCTATAGCCTTAACTGATCGTTCACTTGCGGAAGTATCTTTTCCTATTAACTTAGCGCTTCGTTGTGAATTTGCGGTATCTACTCCCGTTACCTTAGCTTCGCGTTCTGAATTATCGGTAGCAATACCCGTAACCTTTGCGCTTCTTTGAGAATTGGAAGTATCGACGCCTGTTAACTTTGCGTCCCTTTCTGAATTGCCCGTTGCTTTTCCTGTAGTTTTTACTTCGCGTTCGCTATAAGAAGTATCTATTCCGGTTGTCTTTACCTGACGTTCAGAATTAGAACTTTCCTTACCTACAACCTTAGCCGATCTTTCGTCGTCTGCTGTATCAATTCCGATAGTTTTAACATTTCTTTCAGATGTTGAAGTTGCTTTTCCTGTGACTTTGGCTGACCTCTCCGAATTGTCCGTATCTACGCCCACAACCTTAACATTTCTTTCAGAATTTGATGTAGCTATACCCGTTGTCTTAGCGTTCCTTTCTGAATTTTTATCTATTGAACCTACCGCTTTCGCTGTACGTTCACTATTTGCGGTATCAATTCCCGTAGCCTTTCCCGATCTTTCAGAATTCGCGCTATCTTTTCCTATTGCCTTTGCTGACCTTTCGTCGGACGATGTATCTTTTCCCGTGACTTTTGCTGATCTTTCATCGTTGGCGGTAGCTACTCCGGTTGTTTTTGCTGAACGCGTATCGCTT